AGTTCAAACATACGAATCTTTTAAAACACCTGAAGGTACAACAGCTGCTGTTGAAAGACAAAAAGCTATTTTAGCAAGTACTAAAACAACAACAGGTGCATTTGCTAATCAAGAAAAAGATTTAAAGAAAGCTGGATATACACTTAGTGAAGATAAAAGCACTGTTTTAAAAGACGGAAAAACAGTAGCTGGTGTTACTAGTACTGGTGGATTATTTTCTGGAAGTAAAGAAGTTTCAAATATTATTAAATCATCTCAACCAAAAACTGTCGATCAAACAAAACCTATGAGTGAAGCAGAAAGAGCTACAACAAGAATAGCTACTTCTTTAGAAACTATGGGAAGATTAGAACAATTAGATGAACCTTCGAAAGCAAGAGAAGCAGAAATTCAAAAAGCATTAAATTATGGTAGAGGTGTTCAACCAGCTCCTACAGTATTAGATCCAACAAGAATTGTTGCAAGTACACCTACATTATCTGAATTAGGTGGAGATATTAAAAGAGCAATAGTAGGTGGTACTGCACCATCTGTTCCTTATTTAAAAGCAGGATATCAACCTGAAAAGGTAAAAGGAATTTTAGATATTGATACAATAACTAATACTTTAAAAAATTTACCTACTCCTGGTAAATTATTACTTCAAGGAATTGGAATGATTACTGGAGGCAGAGATGAGAAAAAAGAATCTCAACCTGTTTATGAAGGTACTACTGAGTTTGTAGATCAGTATAAAGAAAGTTTAGCTAGTGCTAGAGAAAAGAAAAGATTAGCTGCAATATCAGCAAGTCAAGCAACAAAAGGTAGAAGTTTATTCCAAATAGGTAGTAACTTAACTTTTGGTGGTAAATAATGTATAGCTTTAATTATAGATCTGCTCCTTATACAGGATCAATGAACTCTAAAACATTTCTTAAAAGATTTAGTCATGCAGAACAATTAAAGACACATTGGATTCCTAAGTTTGAAGAAGCCTATGAATATACAATGCCAGGCAGAGAAGCCTTTTATGATGAATCACCTGGAGAAAAAAGAACAGATAGAATCTTTGATGAAACTGCTGTCGTAGGTATTCAAGAATTTGCATCAAGATTACAAGCAGGTATTACACCTACCTTTGGTAGATGGATTAACTTAAAGTCTGGTATTGAAATACCACCAGATTTAATTCCACAAGTAGATGAAAGATTAGATGAGATAACAAATTATATATTTGAGATACTTCATGCTTCTAACTTTAATCAAGAAGTCCATGAATCATTTATGGATTTAGCGATTGGTACTGGTGTAATGTTAGTGAATGAAGGACCATCAACTAATCCGATTATATTTAATTCTATTCCATTACCTCATGTCTATTTAAACTCTGGACCAGATAATAGAATTGATTGTGTATTTAGAAAACGTCAAATCAGATTAGGTGATATTAAAGTTTTATATCCAGATGCTAACTTAGATACTTTAGAAGATAAGATTCTCAATGAGCCAGATGCTAAGTGTACTGTTATTGAAGGTACAATGAGAAATTATAAAGATCCAAATAAAGAAGTTTATGATTATGTTGTTTGTGTGAAAGACCATGAACAAATTATATTTGAAGATCAGTTTGAAGGACAAGGTTCTAATCCCTTTATTACATTTAGATGGACCTTTATTACATTTAGATGGAACAAAGCAAGTGGTGAAGTGTATGGTCGTGGACCAGTGTTTAATGCTATGTCAGCTATTAAGACAACAAACTTAACCATTGAACTAATATTAGAAAATGCACAAATGAATATTTCTGGTATCTATCAGTTAGAAGATGATGGAGTTATTAATCCAGATAATATTCAATTAGTGCCTGGCACAATTATTCCAGTAGCTCCAGGATCTAGAGGACTACAACCTATTAGTGCAGCAGGTAGATTTGATGTGGCTCAGTTAGTATTAGACGATATGAGAACTAATATTCGTAAAGCTCTATACATGGAAACACTTGGACCAACCAAAGGTACACCTATGTCAGCAACAGAAGTAGCTGAAAGAATGGCAGATCTATCTAGACAGATTGGATCATCCTTTGGAAGATTACAGTCTGAGTTTATTATGCCATTAATTAGAAGGGTTATTTACATTTTAAAGAAGCAAGGTAGAATAGAATTACCTTCATTGAACAATAAAGAAATCAAAATTATTCCAGAATCACCATTATCAAGGGCGCAGAACGAACAAGATATTGCTGATGTGAATAGATTTAATGCAACACTAGGTCAAACATTTGGACCACAAGTATTGAATCTTATTGTCAAACAAGAAGAAGTAGCTAGATATCTAGCAGAGAAAATGAATTTACCTGAGAAACTAATTAGAGATGCAGCAGAACAACAACAAGTAGTTCAGCAGATGCAACAGGTAATGCAACAACAACAAGGAGGAATGAATGAGTTGGGAGCAGCTCCAGAACAAGCCTAAAGGAAGCCATCTATCTATTGATGGATTTTATCGTACAGAAGAAAAAGAAAGAGAACTTAATTCGGATATGGCAGCAGTATTTAGTACTGTCATAGGAGAAAAGGTTTTGGATTATTTAAGATCCATTACAGTAGATTCCGTTGCTGGTAGAGATGTTAGCAACGAACATCTACGACATCTTGAAGGAATGAGATATTTATATTTTATCATCAAGAAAAGAATTGAATCTGATAAGGAGGTTTAATGACAGAAGAACAATTACAAGAAACGACACAAGAGGTATCTCAAGAAAACACTTCAGAAGTTCAGATACCAGAATATATTCCAGAAAAATTTTGGGATACAGAAAGAAATGAAATTAAAGTTGAAGAACTGGGTGCATCATACAAAGCTCTGGAGCAGAAACTTGGTATGCGAACTGAAGATCTTATCAAACAAGTACAAGAAGATTATGAGAACCAAAGAAAATCTAGCGTTCCTGAATCTTATGAAGTAAGGCTACCAGAAGTACCAGAAGATGTTGAAATCACAGTTGATCCAGAACAAGAACTTGTTAAGTCTTGGCAACAAATTTGTCGAGATAATGGGTTATCACAGGAAGTATTCGACCAGGGAGTGGCGGCTTTTGTTAATAACGAAATTGCTGGTCTACCGAATCTTCAAGAAGAAATGGCAAAACTGGGAGATAACGCAAGAGAACGCATTGAAGCTGCTGATCTGTGGAGTAAGAAATATCTTTCTACTGATGCCTATGATGCTGTTGCCAATCTTGCTTCTACTGCTGAAGGCGTTAAAGCTCTAGAAGAAATTATGAGCTTGTCTAGAAACAAGCCATTACCTAATACCAATACTGTTGTAGATGTAGAACTAGATGAAAGAGATTTACAATCTATGATGAAAGATCCAAGATATTGGAAAGAAGGTATGAAAGATCCAGCATATATTGCAAAGGTAACTAACCTATATCAGAAGAAATATGGTTAAGTTTCCTTATAAGAAATATAAAATTATATGGGAAGATCCCACTGGAGATAGTGGTTGGCATAGTGAAAAAGATATGGAATCTTTATCTCCAGCTTTAGTTACCTCTGAAGCATACATACATACAAGAAATAAAAGGGTAATTAAGACATTTGCTAGTTATATTAAGGAAGATGATGGTTCATATACCTATGCAGATGTCAATAGTTTTCCTGCATCTTGTCTTGTAAAGATCACAAAAATATAATATATCTCAACTAACAAGCCGATTTAAACTGGACTTTGCCCAGTAATGGATAACTTAGTGAAGGTTTATGACGACAACTTGGAAATAAACAATAAATGAAAAGGAAAACACAATGACAGCAACAATAGATCAAGCATTTGTGAAACAGTTTGAAGCTGAAGTTCACATGGCTTATCAGCGAATGGGTTCTAAACTCAAGAGCATGGTGCGTAATGTCAATGGTGTAAAAGGAAATACTGTTCAGTTCCAAAAAGTAGCGAAGGGTTCTGCTTCAACTAAAGCAAGACACGCTGAGGTTGTCGCTATGAACTCAGTTCACTCAAATGTAACTGCAACACTATCAGACTTTTATGCTGCTGATTACGTAGACAAACTAGACGAACTAAAAGTAAACATTGATGAGAGAAACATTGTAGCACAAAACGCTGCATATGCTTTAGGTCGTAAGACTGACTCAATCATCACAGATACTTTTGATGCAGGAGCAACAGCTCTAGCTAATAACTCTGCTGGTACAACTACTGGTATGAACTTAGACAAAGCTCAGAATGTTTTTGAAATCTTTGGTAACAATGATGTGCCAGATGATGGACAAAGATACTGGGTAGTCGGTCCAAAACAGTGGTCTGACCTTTTAGATATCGATCAGTTCTCAAGAGCTGAATATATCGGTGAAGCAGATCTACCTTACAAAGGTGGTATGACAGCTAAGAGATGGTTGTCTTTCATGTGGATGGGCTTCAGTGGTTTATCTATCGCTTCTAGCGACAGAAACACTATTGCTTTCCATAAATCTTCTTTAGGTTTAGGTGTAGGTTCAGATGTAAGAACTGAAGTAAACTACATTCCTGAGAAAGTAGCACACCTTACAACTTCATATATGTCAATGGGAGCAGTCCTAATTGATGGTGATGGTGTAAGAATCCAGAAGTGTGCGGAATAAGGAGATAGAGAATGGCATACGAAACATCTAATCCACTAAAAAAGATCTCTCAAATGGGAGATTCTAACTCACTATGGTATTATGCAGATGGTGATGCAATTACTGCTATTGATGATGCAGATTATTTTTTATCAGCGACAGGTGATTTAAACGCTGGTGATATAATCATTGTTAATAGTGGTGGTTCAAACGCTGTTGTAGATATCTTAATTGTATCTGCAGCAACATCAGCTACAGTAACAACTGTTATACTTGCATAACAATATTGGGGGGATTTATTCCCCCCTTTAAATCATGGCAGATACCAAAGTAGACATTTGTGCAAGAGCGTTAATTATGATAGGCGCTCAACCTATTTCTTCTTTTGATGATGGATCAACAGAAGCATTGGTAGCTTCCAACATTTATGAAAATATTACTCAATCCATACTATGCAGACATAGATGGAGATTCTCTACTGAACAACAACAACTTTCTTTATTAGCAGCAGCTCCTACAGGGAGATATGAATATGCTTATCAATTACCAACTTCACCAGATTTATTACAGTTAAATACAATTACAGTCGCTGATGTACCTATTGAATATGCTAGGTATGGAGATAAAATATTTGTCAATGGATATGATTCACAGTCAGCTTTAATTGCTGATTATATATTTAGACAGGATGAATCAGAGTTTCCTGCGTATTTTAAATTAGGATTAGAATATACACTAGCTTCTATCTTTGCTGGATCAGTAGCAAGAGATGCAGCTATGATTATACAGTTTTCAGACTTAGCAGAAAGACAAATACTGATTGCTAAGAATACAGATAGCCAAGAAGTAACAAACAAGAAACTAAGTACAAAGAGATTTATCACAAACAGATTAACTACTAGGGGGTACTAATGGCTAACACCCTAAGAACCGTTTACACTAACTTTGCAAGTGGTGAACTTAACCCTTTATTGATTACCAGAACAGATGCTTCAGCTTACTTTAGTG